CGTCTGCCATGGGGCCGTGGACCGTGGGCGACTCTGCCCTGTCCACACTGCAAGACCCTGCGCGCATCCCCGCCCACCTGCTGCCGCACATGGGCCTGGCCGAAGACGTGCCCGTGTGGCCCCAGGGCGAGGCCGAGCGCCGCGCCGTCATCAAGGCCAGCCCGCGCCTCCATGCCCTGATCGGCACCCCCAAGGGCCTGCGAGAACTGGCCCGCCTTGCAGGTGCCCGCATCGAGCGCCTGGAAATGCCGCCCGCCAAAACCTTCCTAGGCTTTTGGGATGCCGAAAGCCGCGCCCAGTGGCTGGCCGCCCACCCTGAAATGCGCATCTACAGCCAGCGCGAGCGCGCCCCCTGCGAGGGCCTGATGCTGGGAAGCGGCTTTGTGGGCGCCCAGGCCGAGCCACCCGCCCGCACCAGCGCCATGGCCCGCAGCGCAGTGCGCGCAGAAATCCGCTATCCCACCGGCCAGGTGTTGCCTCTCACAACCCACGGCTGGAGCGCCATGGACCAAGAGCGCACCGCCACCGTAGACCTGGCCCGCCGCGCCGTGGCCCGTGGCCAGCACATGGGCCAGCCGCTGCAGGGCGTGGCCAGCCGCGCAGATGCGTCCAACCGCTACTGGCGTGTGCAGAACGTGAACTACCGCGAGCGCCTGCAGCTGCTCACGCTGAAACAAATGGCGCCATCCCTGGCGCCCCTGTCGCCCGATGCCGAGCCCGTGGCCGAGCGCGCACCGCGCCCGCATGTGCTGTGTGCGGGCCTGCCCCTGGGTGGGTTCACTGTGCGCAGCGACAGCGCCCGCCGCATGTATGCCCGCATCCGGCTTCATGACCCAGCCGTTGCAAACGTGCCCAAGCACGGCCCCGCTTACCTGGGCTTCACCCGCCTATCGAGCCCGCCCTTTGTGGCCTTGGCCCACGTGCGCATGCCCGAGCGGCGCCAGCCCTTTGCCATGGCGGGCAGCGCCATGAATGCCGCGCTGTCGGCCGGTGGCGCCCGCGAGCGCATGGCCCCCGCCCTGGATGCCATGGACTGGGCACGGGCCGCACACGACAAGGTGCTGGTGCGCACGCGGCTGCATGCCACCGCGCGCGCCAGCCGCATCCACAAGGCCGGTGCCGTGCTGGCAGGCCAAACCATCAACAGGAGCTAACCCCCATGAGTGAAAAGCAAGTCATCTACCGCGACCGCCAAGAGCTGCAGGCCGCCGACCTCAACAACACACAGACCTGGGGCGACGAAGCCCGCCGCCACATCGTCAGCGATGCCATCACCAGCGAGCGCCAGTTTGTGGGCCTGACCGTGTCCGGCCGCAGCGCCACAGAGCTGGAAGTGGCCGTGGGCCGCTTGTACGACGGCCCCACGGGCAAGGTGTACGCGCAGGACGTTGCACAGGTGCAATCCGTGTTCGCCATGCTGCCCCTGCAGGATATGAAATGGGTGGCCGTCAGCGTGTTTGGCCAGGAAGAAGACACAAGCATCGAGCCGCGCGACTTCCTGATCGACCTGCAGACCCGCGAGGTGGAACCCGAGGCCGTGGCAATGCAGCGCCGCCGCGTGGCCACCGTGCACATTGCCCAGGGCCTGGAGTCCCCCACCCCCGAGCGGCCCGAGCCGCCCACGGGCTATACGCTGATTGCCCATGTGCGCCTGTCGCCCACGGGCGTGCAAGAGGTGGTGCTGGCCGAAGGCCGCCGCCTGCCCAACCTGCAGCGCGTGGATGCCCGCTTGCGCACGGCAGAGGGCTGGATTCTGGGCGCAGAGCCACGCATCGCCCACATCATGAGCGACATCGCGGGCCTGGCTTCGGACCTGTCCACCCGCGCCAGCCTGGAACACGTGGCCCAGCTGGGCCGGGACGTGGCCAAGCTCAAGGAGCGCGGGGAGATTCCCGACGATTACGTGTTCTACGGTGCCGACCACTTCCTTGACACCGAGGAAAGCGACACCGCCCACGCGGCCTACAGCGCCGACGCCTTCGAAGGCATCCGGCCGCCCATTGCGGCGCAGCAGACCGGCACCCTGTCGCTACTCAACCCCATGGACCCCGAAGCCCGCACCAGCGCGGCCGGGCTGATGCTGCCCGCGTTCGATGAAGTCACCCGCCTGCGCATGGAGAACCGCGCGGGCGAGCTGGCCATCAATCAATACCAGTACCAGACCCTCAACGCGGTTCAAAAGACCCTGAGCCGCGAGCGCGTGCGCACGGGCGAAACGCTCACCTACTGCACCAACAGCGCCTTCTGGAAAAGTGGCGTGTACGACCCGGTCACCGGCATCCTGCGCCGTGGCGATGAAGTGTGGACGGTGGACCCGGCCGACCAAGCGCGCGCCAACATCGACCACCAGTTCCTGCGCGTCACGCGCATGTGGGTGGACCGCTGGGAAGAACCCTATTGGGACATGGTGACCACCAACTACGTGGTGCAGGGCTCCGTGCTCGCGCAAACGGTGCTCATGGCCCAGACGGGCTGGCTCACCAGCGTGGAAATCTTTGTGACAAGCGCCGACGCGGCCGGGGGCCTCACCGTGCTGGTGACCGAGGCGGCCCTGGGCCAGCCCGATATGGAAAAGGTGCTTTCCCGCGCCACTCTGGCGCCGGGTTCCGTCACTGCTGGCTGGCTCAAGGTGGCCTTGCCCGACCCGCTGCTGGTGGAAGCGGGCAAGCGCTACGCCGTGGCACTGGTGACCGGCGCGGGCCACAGAGTGGGCTTCACCGAGGGCACCGAATACACACAGGGCATCCTGATGTATACGCAAGACGGCGCCTACTTCACGCAAGCGGCCGAGCGCGACCTGATGCTGCGCCTGAACTTCGCCCGGTTCGTGTCGCCCCGCGCCGTGGTGCAGATGCAGCCGCTGCAGCTGGCGGGCGGCGTGCAAGAGCTGGACTTGCTCTATGACAGCGCCGTTCCGGCCGGTTGCCGCCTGGTGTGGGAATACCAGACGGGCGGACTGTGGCGCCCCGTCACGCCCGACACCCCGCCCGCCTTCGGTGGCGCGGCCCTGGTGCCCCTGCGCGCGGTGTTCATCGGCACCCAAGACCTGATGCCCGCCGTTCGCCCTGGCAATGCCCAGGTCACGGTGCGCCGCCGTGGCACGGCCTTTGTGCACGTCAGCACCGACCGCCTGTTGGGCACCCCATCGCAAAACATCCGGGTACGGCTGCTGCTGGAAGACTTCAGCGCCGCCGCTGGCCATACGGTGGACTGCCGCCTGATCGTGGGCGCCGCCACCGTGCCCGCCGCCTCGTTCCGCGATGAAGTCGTAGACGGCCGCAGCCTCTGGCGCGAGTTCCGGTTCGCCCTGGGCGCCAATACCGGCGCGTACCGCATCCGCATCGACGGGGCAGGCGTCACGGGCACCAACCCCTGGCACGTAGCCGAGCGCTACGACCTGGCGCTGTAAGGCGGGGGAAGCATGCCAAAACGATTCGAGGCATACCGGATGCGCGACGGCCAAACGCCGTTGTCCGAGGACTTCTTCAATGGGGTTTTCGGAGATATCGACACGCGCATTGCCGACCTGGAAGCACGGCGGGCCGACCTGCAGGGCGTGGTCGATGAGCTGACCCAATTTGGATTGGCGCGCATCGACACGCTGGTGGGGCCGTCCATGGCCGAAGTGAACGCCATGCTGGTGCAGCTTCGCCAGCGCCGCGACGAATTGGAAGCGGCCATTGGCAACGTGGGCGACCTGGCCACCAATACCCAGCTGGATGCCGCCATAGCCACGGTGGGCGAAAGCCTAGACACCCTGGACGGCGCGGTGGCCGCGCTGCAGGCTACCAAGGTGAGTGCAATCAACGGCCAGCCCGGCCCCACCGTCACGCTGCTGCCCGCGCACCTGGCCCTGGGGCCAGCCAACGGCCCCAGCGCGGTGGCGCTCACGCGCGACGCCCAGGGCCGCCTGGCCACCGTCACACGAACGATTGGCGGCAAACCCGCCGTGCAGACGCTGGCCTACGACGCGCAGGGCCGCGTGGGCACTGTCACAACCACCTATGACGGACGCACCCGCATCGAGACGCTGACCTACGGCGCTGATGGGCTGCAGTCCATCGCCGCTACCGAGGAGTAAGCCTGATGTTCGACCCCATCACCCTGGACGCGGTGCGCCTGTTCCGGGAATTCACCACCACCAAGCTGGCCGAGCTGCTGGCCGCTGTGAACAACAAGGCCGCCGAAGTGCTGGCCGCCATCAACGGCAAGGGCATCAAGTCGATTCAGCGGGGCGTTATCAACATGGCGGGCAGCACGACGGCCACTGTGACCATCACAGCAGTGGACATGAGCAAGGCAGAGCTGCGGGTGACGGGCTACCGAGTCAGCGGTTTTGACATGTTCCCGACCGTAGTGCTGACGGCCAGCAGCACCATCACGGCCACGCGAGGTAACAGCACCACAGCGAACAGTTACGTGGCCTGGGAAATCACAGAGTGGAAATGACCATGCACACCTATGCACAGATCGACAGCGGGCGCCGTGCGTTCGCCATCACGCAAACCAACGGGCCGCTGGAAGGCGCCGACCTGGTGGAACTTGCCACCTACGACCCCGAGCTGATCGGCAAGGTGCACAACCTGGCGACCGGCGAATGGGAAGCACCCGAGGCCGTCGAAGACCCGCGCGTCTGGTGGGTGGACGTGGGGCCGTTCAAGGACCGCCTGGGCATGGACGCCCCCGCGATCTACGCCAGCACACACGATGCCTGCAAGGGCGTGGTGGGCATGGTGGAGGGCCGCAAATACATCGACCTGCGCGACCCCCGCATCGCCGCCATGATGGGCGTGCTGATCGCCACCGCGCAGCCTGCAGCCAACCCGGTGTGGCCAGGCTCCGGCCCCATGACGGCCGCCAAGCGCGACGCCATCCTGACCACCCCCACCACCGAGGTGGAACGGCACGTCAAGGGATTGGAGGGCTGACCCATGCTGCTGGCCTCCTACAAATCCACCCGGCCCGGCCTGCAGGGCCTGGCCAACGTGCTGATCCGTCTGCGACTGGGCGGCATTTACAGCCACTGCGAGCTGGTGTTCCAGCCCGGTGATTGCGTGGACCACCTCATGCCCGATGGCACCACCGCCCCCGACGAAAACGGCGCGCTGTGGTGTCTGCCCGCCCACTCGCCACGGCGCGCGGGCCGTGTGGGTGGCGTGCGCTTCAAGCGCATCACCCTGGACCCGGCCCGGTGGCACAGCATCCCCGTGCAGCGCAACGCCCTTCTGGCTGCAGCCGTGGCCCGACGACTGGAAGGCGCGCCCTACGACTGGCAGCTGATCGCGGGCTACATGGCCTGGCTGATCCCGCACAAGGCCAGCCGCTTCACCTGCTCTGAGTTGGTGGCGGCGTGTCTCGCGCACCCGGACCCGCACCGCTTTGACCCCTGCGTGCTGCACGCGGCGCATGCGTCTTTGGTGAATTCACTCCCATTTCCTGACGTGCCTGCAGAGCTGCACGCCACTTACCTGCCCACCCTGTAAACCCACCCATACCCCTGGAGAACCCCATGGCTACCCAAGCAAACTATCACCACGGCGTGCGCGTTGTCGAAATCAACGAAGGCCAGCGCAACATCCGCATCATTTCCACGGCCGTGATTGGCCTGATCTGCACGGCCAGCGACGCCGACGCGGTAGCGTTCCCGCTCAACACCCCGGTGCTGCTCACCAAGGTGGACGCCGCCATTGCCAAAGCTGGAGAGCTGGGCACCCTGCGCGGTGCCCTGACCGCCATCCGCGACCAAGCCCGCCCCATCGTTGTGGTGGTGCGCGTGGCCGATGGCGAGGGCGCCGACGCTGCCGCCAAGCTGACCGACCAAAACGGCAAAGTGATCGGCACGGCCGTGGGCTCGCAGTACACAGGCATGCAGGCCCTGCTGGCGGCCAAGGCCAAGCTGGGCGTGCAACCCCGCATCCTGGGCGCGCCGGGCCTGGACACCCAGGCAGTGACCACCGCCCTGGTGGCCGTGGCGCAGAAGCTGCGCGCGTTCGTCTATGCAGAGGGCTACGGTGAAGACGTGTCGGAGGTGATGGACTACCGCCAGAACTTCGACGCCCGCGAGCTGATGATGATCTGGCCGCGCGTGAAGGTGGCCACGCCTGGCACGGGCGTGGTGGTGGACGCCTCGCCCGTGGCCTACGCCATGGGCCTGCGCGCCAAGATCGACGCCGAACAGGGCTGGCACAAGACGCTTTCCAACGTGCCCATGAATGGCGTGCTGGGCATCAGCAAGGATGTGTTCTGGGACTTGCAGAACCCCGACACCGACGCGGGCCTGCTCAACGGCGCGGGCATCACGACGCTGATTCGCAACCAAGGCTTTCGCTTTTGGGGTTCGCGCACCTGCGCCACCGACGAGCTGTTCGCGTTTGAGAGCGCCACGCGGACCGCGCAAATCCTGGCCGACACCATGGCCGAGGGCCACTTCTGGGCCGTGGACAAGCCGCTGCACCCCAGCCTGGTGAAAGACATTCTGGAAGGCATCAACGCCAAGTTCCGCGAGCTGAAAAACCTGGGCTACATCCTGAACGGCCAGGCCTGGTACGACGAGGAGGTGAACGTGTCGGCCACGCTCAAGAACGGCAAATTGACGCTGGACTACGACTACACGCCCGTGCCCCCGCTGGAGGACCTCACGTTCCAGCAGCGCATCACGGACCGCTACTACGCCGACTTCGCCCTGCGCGTGGGCACCGGCGAATAAGGCCCCACCACCCCGACCGATTGACCACAGGAGAACACCATGGGACTGCCCCGCAAGATCAAGAACTTTGCCACCTTTGTGGATGGCACCAGCTACGTGGGCGAAATGCCCGAAGTAAACCTGCCCAAGCTGGCCCGCAAGACAGAGGACTACCGCAGCGGCGGCATGAACGCCCCCGTGAAGACCGACCACGGCATGGAAGGCCTGGAAGCCGAGCTGACCGCCGCCGGGTACATGAAAGAACTGTTCACCAGCTGGGGCACGCTGCGCCATGACGGCGTGCTGCTGCGCTTTGCCGGTGCGCTGCAGGGCGACGACAGCGAGAACGTGGATTCGCTGGAAATCGTCATGCGCGGCCGTTTCGTGGAAATCGACCCTGGCAGCGCCAAGGCGGGCGAAGCCACGGCCATTAAGTACAAGGCCGCACTGAGCTACTACAAGCTGAGCATCAACGGCGAAACGCTGATCGAGATTGACGCCGTGAACATGGTCGAAATGGTCAACGGCGTGGACCGCCTGGCCGAAGTGCGCGCCGCCCTGGGCGTCTGACCGCCAGCACCACCGCAGCGGCCCCGAGCGGGCCGCGCCCCTATCCCCTATTCCTGATCCATAGCCATGACCACCCAGACCGAAAACACCACCGCCGCCGCTACGGCCGCCCCCTCTGTCGCCATCGCCGCCCCCGGCATCCCCGTGGGCATCCCGCTGGATACGCCCATTCAGCGCACCGGCCAGACCATCACGCATGTTCAGGTGCGCAAGCCCAACGCGGGCGCCCTGCGCGGCCTGTCGTTGGTGGAGGTGCTGCAGATGAACGTGACGGCCTTGCAAACACTGCTGCCCCGCGTGACCGAGCCGCCCCTGCTGAAACAAGAAGTGGCCACCATGGACCCCGCCGACCTGGTGAGTCTGGGAACGGAGGTGGTGGGTTTTTTGGTGCCGAAGGCGCAGCGGGAGGCGTTCCAGCCCGAGTAGAGGACGCCATGGCCGACCTGGCCCTGGTGTTTCACTGGCGGCCCGCTGACATGGACCCCATGAGCGTGGCCGATCTGATGGAGTGGCGTGAACGGGCGCGCGAGCGTCACGAGCGCCAGGAATGACCCCGCCACCCCTGCGCCTTTGGATGTGCAAGAATGAACCATGCTTTTGACCGCCCTTGCGTACCTGCTGATTGCGGCCCTGGCCATTGCGGCCCTGGCCGTGTTCATGCTGCCCGTGTACGTGTGGATACTGGCGCGCGACCGCGCGGCCGATGCCGACATGGCCGAGGCCCGGCGCATCCTGGGCAAAGACTTCCCCGCCTGATCCGCTGCACTGGCGGCCGTGGGGGCCGCCATGGCTGACAACCTGCGCCTGCGCGTTGTCCTCGACTTCGTGGACCGCGCCCTCGGGCCATTGAAGCGCGTCAGTGAAGGGAGCCGCGACGCGGCCCGCGCGCTCAAGGCCGCCAAAGAAAGCCTCAAGGCACTGAACGCCCAGCAAGCCCAGGTGGGCGAGTTCCGCACGCTCAAGGGCGAGCTGCACGACACGGCCGCCAAGCTCGCCCAGGCGCGGGGCCGGGTGGGCGAACTGGCGCGCATGTACGGCCAGACGGCCGAGCCCACACGGGCCATGACGCGGGAGCTTGAGAAGGCCAAGCGAGAAGCTGCAGCGCTGGGGAACCAGCACGACACCCAGCAGATGAAGCTGCAGCAGCTGCGCACCAAGTTGTCGGCCGCAGGTATCAGCACGCGCGACCTTGCCAACCATTCGCAGCGCCTGCGCACCGACATTGCAGCGGCCAATTCCACCATCGACCAGCAAACGGCCAAGCTCAAGGCAAACGGCGAGCAGCAGCGCAAGCTGGCCGAGCTGCGCAAGCGACACGGCAGCGAAATGATGCACACCGGCATGATTGCCGCCGGTAGCGCCGCCCTGATGGCGGGGGGCAACAAGATGGCGGGGCCGCTGCGCTCTGTGGTGGGCGCCTTCATGCCGGCCGAGGTATCGGAAACGCAGCTGCGCGCGTCCATGATGGGCAAGGCAGGCTGCCCGGCACCACCGCCGAATTCATCGACATGATGACCATGCTGCGCCGCCAGGGCATGGCATCCAAGGCCATCCTGGGCGGCCTGGGTGAGTCGGCCGCATACCTGGGCATCCAGCTGCGCATGCCCGTGACGGCGGCGGCCGAGTTCGCGGCCAAGATGCAGGACGCCACACAGACCGCAGAGGGCGACATGATGGGCCTGATGGACGTGATCCAGCGGGCCTTCTACCTGGGGGTGGACCCGACCAACATGCTGCAGGGCTTCACCAAAATCAGCGCGGTGATGCCCTTTCTGGGCGAAAAGGGCCTGCAAGCCAGCAACATGCTGGCGCCGCTGCTGGTGATGATGGACCAGACCGGCATGGCCGGGGAATCCGCCGGCAACGCCATCCGCAAGGTGGTGCAGCTGTCGCTGGATGCCGAAAAGCTGGCCAAGACCAACAAGATGCTGGCGGGCGATGGCATCGAGCTGAACTTCGCCACCAAGGGCGGCAAGTTCGCGGGCCTCGACAATCTGTTCGCGCAGCTGGACAAGCTCAAGGGCGTGGACAGCGACGTGAAGCGCATCGCCGCCTTGAAGAAGCTCTACGGCGACGACGCGGAAACGCATCAGGTGCTCAATACCCTGATGGAA